ACGTAAACTGATGGAAGAAATTCCTGATGTTGTTGGTGTTGTACAGGTACTATAATGGAACTACCAAAAATTAAAAAAGAAAATTTAACACAAGAACTAAGAGAGGTCGTTGGTGATGCTGATCTTGAATTTGATTCAATAGTTAACCCTGCTGATGTCATCGTTCTTCCTTCAGATGTTGATGGGTATCGGGAGGAAAGGCAGAAAACTGCTGAGATGTTAATTGAGTCAAGGGAAAAATTACACAAGTTAAGAACCGAGGTACGGAAGCCTTGACACTTATGTAAAGTTATGTTATTATAAATAAATCATATACAAAGGACTCGAAAAGATCGTACCCCTGTGTAGATGTAAAAAAGTTTCCCATGTCGGGGAAATTATCATCCGCAGGTTTTTTTATGCCTTGCGAGATACTTTAAACAATCATGTCAATCAAATCAACAATCGCTGCTGTTGCAGCATCTCCATTCCTTCTCGCTGGTGCAGCTTTTGCTGGTCCATACGTGAACGTAGAGAGCAACCTTTCATATCCTGATGGAGAGTACTCTGCAGCTACTACAGATGTACATATCGGATACGAAGGCACAGTAGGTGCTGACGGTTCTATTGCTTACTATGTACAGGGTGGTCCTTCACTAGTTCATTCTGAGTCTGCTGACGATACAGAAACAGAACTTTCTGGTAAGATCGGTGCTTCTGTACCTGTTACTGATTCTCTTGCTGCTTATGCTGAGATCTCTGGTGCTACTGCAGGAGAAGATTCTTCTGGAGACACAATCCGTAACTGGGGTGCTAAGCTTGGTGCTAAGTTCACATTCTAAGTAGAATTGAATATCTAAATAAAGGGTATCTTCGGATACCCTTTTTTATTCTCTAAACATATATGAACTTCACGATATACTCAAAGGACGGATGTCCTTATTGCTCAAAGATAAAGCAGGTGTTGTCTGCTAAAGGTTTAATGTACGTTGATTATAAATTGGGGGTTGACTTTGAAAGAGAAGCATTCTATGATCAGTTTGGTAATGGATCAACATTTCCTCAAGTCGTTTTAAATAACGAAAATCTTGGTGGGTGTAATGATGCTGTTAAATACCTTCGAGAAAAGAACTTTATCTGATGGAAGAATTCTACGATCTTGTTGAACATGCTATTGATGCTGCATTTGAAAAGGAGATGTACCTATTCAAATGTTATACTTATCTTAAGCATATTAAAGCAACTCGTAAGCAAGTGAAAGAGTTTATTGATTCTAGTACAGCAAAAGAGTTAGCTCTCTTAGTGTATGATCTAGAACAATATATTAAAGGTGGTTCAGATAATGAACACTGCCAACTTAGAGAAGCATACGGTCACTTAGGCAAACCAAGAGCAAGAAAGTTACGAAAGTATCTTCATGGTATACTGAGTGATGCTTGGCAATACGAGGTAGATCGTAAGCCAGGTCGGAAGAAACTCTCTAAATAAAAATAACTGCGGAGAAAAACTATGGAACCAATCATTATTGCACTGGTTGTTTTAGTTGTTATTGGAGCATTTATCCTTGGGGTAACTGTTTCTTGGTTAGCAAAAGGATACGTGGAAGACTACGTTGAAAACGCTGCCTATGCTAGAGCAGTTATACATCCTGAAATGATGGATGCAAATGGTAATATTATTCATGAAGAATTAATTTACCTTCGTAAAGAAACTGATTTTGATGAGGACACTGAGGATTAATTATGCCAGCAAAAGCACTTGAAAATAGTAACTCTAGGTTACTTATTAGTGAGGTCTTGAGAAAGGTCTCTAATGCAAAAACTAAAGCAGAGAAGATTAAACTTCTCCAAACAAATAATAGTCAGGCTTTAAGGTCGCTATTAATATGGAACTTTGATGAGAGTGTAATCTCTATGATCCCTGAAGGGGAGGTTCCTTACACACCTAATGATGCACCAGTAGGAACTGATCACACTCGTTTAGAGTCTGAATACAGGGGTTTCTATCGCTTTGTGAAGGGTGGTCAAGATACTTTGAAGTCACTCAAACGTGAGTCAATGTTTGTTCAGTTGCTAGAAGGTTTATCAGCAGAAGAAGCAGAGTTATTGTGTCTTGTTAAAGATGGTAACTTAAACTCAAAGTATAAGCGTATTACTAAGGCAGTAATAGTAGAAGCATTTCCTGCTATTGAATGGGGTAATAGATCGTGAGTAGTAAAGATGTTAGAATCTTCCATGAAGATTGTGACCCTACACTTGCAAATGATAAGAAATTACCCTATACTGCATACTTAATAGAGTATATGAAAGAGGACCGTATTGCCTATGACATTGCGATGACTGGTAGTCTGGTAAGACTCTTTGATTATTACTACGATAAGTATAAGAAAGATTTTAGATCTTTTAAACAATCTGAAGGTACTATTAATCCAACATTATGGAACCCACCCAAGAAAGCAAAAGCACCCAACCAGCCTCGAAAGAAAGGATGAGTGTATACTTTGACAATAAAGTCAAGGTTAAAGATTCTCAAGAAAAGCAAAAGGTTGAAGACATTAAGAGAGGAGCTGAAGCAGCTGCCAATCTTATCAGACCTTTAGTTCTTATGTTATTATGGAACTGGATAATGCCAGGTCTATTTGGCCTTCAAACTATAGGTTATCTAAAGGCGTTTGGTCTTTATGCAATGTCTCGAATTTTATTTAATCATGAGGATGTGAATTACGATGAGTAATGTTTCTTTAGTCTCTGTGACTCCTGATGCAGAGAAAACTATTGGTTATATTGCTAGGGTATCTAACCCAAACAACCAAGACAATCCAAAGGTTGCTGGTCTGTTAGCATATTGTATCAAGCATGGACACTGGAGTGTCTTTGAGCAAGCACACATGACCCTAGAGATTGAAACTACTAGAGGTCTTGCTGCACAGATACTTAGGCACAGATCATTTACTTATCAAGAATTTTCACAGAGGTATGCTGATAGTAGTATGTTATCTGATGTAATCCCTTTACCTAAATTACGTCGTCAGGATACTAAGAATAGACAGAACTCTACAGATGATTTGGATAGGTTTATAGTACAAGATTTTGAATTGGAAATGCAGAAGCATTTTGCAGAAGGAATGAAATTATATAAGAAGATGTTAGATGAAGGTGTTGCTAAGGAGTGTGCTAGGTTTGTCCTACCACTTGCTACACCAACAAAGCTTTATATGACTGGTAGTATACGTTCGTGGATTCACTACATAGATTTACGTTCTGCACATGGAACCCAAAAGGAACACATGATTATCGCAGAAGCATGTAGGGATATATTCATAGAGCAATTCCCTGCTACTGCAGAAGCGTTAAATTATGTACACACCCAATAACACATACCAGAGATGCCTACTTACGATTTTATTAATAAGGAAACAGGTGAGGTTACTGAACATCATATGTCAATGACTAAACTTGATCAGTTCAAAGAAGATCATCCAGAGTTAGATAGATACTTTGGTAATCAAGCCACCTCTGCTACTTACGGGAAACCTAAAATGGATGATGGATTTAAGGAAGCCATGTCCAAAGTACAGGAGGCACATCCACTTGCAAACTTGAGTCGTTTTACATAATGCCAAGAGCGAAAAAGAAATCCAACGGTACTGCCCCCCTCCAACCAATGTCTAAGAAGATGATGAAGAGGAAGAAACCGATTGATAGGTCATACATGACCGATATCAAACCTCTAACTGACAATCAAACACTTGCCTTTGATGCATATAAGGCAGGTAAAAATGTATTATTACATGGTGCAGCAGGTACAGGTAAAACATTCATTATGATTTACCTAGCACTACAAGAAGTGTTAGATGAACACTCACCTCACGATAAGATATACATTGTAAGGTCACTCGTACCTACTAGAGAGATTGGATTTCTTCCTGGTGATCATGAAGATAAGTCATACTTATATCAAATACCATACAAAAATATGGTTAGGTATATGTTTGGTATGCCTGACGATAATTCATTTGAAATGTTGTACGATAACTTAAGATCTCAGGATACAATTGACTTCTGGAGTACTTCATTCATTAGAGGTACTACTCTTGACAATGCTATTGTTATTGTAGATGAGTTCAGTAACTTGAATTTTCATGAATTAGATAGTATAATAACAAGAGTAGGGGAAGATTCTAAGATTATGTTCTGTGGTGACATCACCCAGACAGATCTAACAAGAGAATATGAGAAGTCTAAGATATCAGACTTCATACAAATCCTTCAGGAAATGAAGGACTTTGCTTGCATTGAGTTTGGTATAGATGACATCGTAAGATCTGGTCTAGTCAAACAATACCTTATCACAAAATACAATCTAGGTTTCTAATGAGTTTTACTTTTGTTGATGTTCCACTTAAAGAAATTGAAGTGGAACCTGTGAATAAGGATGGGGTAAGATTTTACCCAATTCCTGGTGCTGATAAATATTATCCGAGCGTTACCTCAATCACATCGTTTAAGAACGCAGCATTCTTCGCAGGTTGGAGAAAGAAAGTAGGTGAGCATGAGGCTAATCAGATTACTGCTAGAGCAACGCAGAGAGGTACTGCATTCCATAGTATTACTGAAGATTATATTAAGGATAAATTAAATCTTGAAGTATACTTGGAAAATAATCCATTATCTGTTAGAATGTTTCAGTCGGCAAAGACTACTCTTGACCGCATTGATAACATACACTGCTTAGAAACATTTTTGTATTCACATTACCTTGGACTCGCTGGTCGTGTAGACTGTATTGCAGAGTTTGATGGTGAGTTAGCAGTTATCGATTTTAAAACCTCCACCAAAGAAAAGAAGGAAGATTGGGTTGAACATTATTTTGTTCAAGAAACTGCGTACGCAGCGATGTTCCTCGAACGTTCAGGTATTGAGGTAAAGAAAATTGTCACACTCATTGCGGTTGAAGATGGGTCTATACAAGTGTTTCAGAAATACAATCTTGATGACTATCTACAACTACTCAAGTCCTACATTGAAGAATTTATTAGGGGAAAGAATGCCTAAAGAAAATGTTTTAGAAGATAAGTTCTTAACTCCTACTAAATTCTCTGCAGAGATTGAAAGGTTGGTGCATAAGAGCAGTGGTCTCATTACTTACATCGAAGCAGTAGTAACCTACTGTCAAGAGAATGAGATCGAAATAGAAACTGTACCAAAACTTTTATCAAAACCATTGAAAGAAAGATTGAAGCATGAAGCTCAGCGTCTTAATTATATGAAGCAAACAACTAAAGGAGTTTTACCCTTATGACAGAGACTACGTTCTTTGAATCAGAACAGGTTCAGGAAAATTTAAATGATATATTCAATACATATCACGAGATAGCTTCTATGACCAATCATCTTCATAAGATGGATGCAGAAGCAAGAGTTGAGCACATTGATAAGTGTAAAGTCCTCATAGATAAGCAAAAGAATTTTTATACTAGGTTAACTCTAGCAGCTAAGGAAGATGCTGAAGCAGCAGACATGAGGACAAGAATTGATGCTTTGTCTCAAGCATTTGGATATGCTAGTCTTTTAGACTGCATGGATGCTATGCTCGTTACGTTAGGAAGAGCAGAAAAAAGTCAGTCAGAACATGATTGACATTACCTAAATAATATGCTACGATTACACAGTAGCAACAATACACACAATACGGAGAATACGATTATGTCATTTGCTTCACTAAAGAAAGCTGCCTCTGCTGGTAGCAGTCTTA